TTTGCGACCGCAGCACGGTGGGAAGCGTAGGTTGGGCCGCTCCGGCGCCAGCCGATCACTCGGTCCGGCTCGGGCGGCTTGATGCTCCAGAAGATCTTCGACATCATCTTGAAGATCTGAGGCACGAAGGTATACTCCACTCGCAGTTCCTTCATGACCGGCAGGAAGATGCCAGAGATGAAAGAGGCCTGTTCGACCTTAGCGAAAGGAGCGCCCTCAGGCAAGAGTCCGTAGGACGACACTCGGACAGCGAATTCGCGGAATTTCTCCCACGTCGCGTCCTCCGGCCGGACACATATCAGCGAATCATCCCCGGCGACCAATATCCAGCAACTTAGACCCATCTCGCGCGCGACGCGCGCCATGACTAGGCCGTTGATGAGGGTGTTGGTCAGCGTGGTGTCGCTGTGTCCAGACTTCGTCGTCTCAGCAAGCTCATAATTGAAGCCCACGTCACTGCCGCGGACAATGAACTTGCCTTTTACGCACCGTGCCTGCTCGTAGCACTCAGCCCACTCAGGACAGACTTTGGAATACACGAGCCCGGCAGCATCGTGTAGCACCTTGTTGACTGTCGAGTCGAACCGCTTGCCGTCCAACTCAATAGCACCAGAGTACCCCGCACCAACCACCCGAGTCATCAGGCGGCCGATATCCGCGTTGCTACGTCCGCACGTAGCTGAAACGCGGATGGGTCCATTGTCCGTCTCGTACATCACGAGCGGGTCGTCGTCGCCTGAGCCATCCCAGACGCGCTTCAGAGCAGCCATAACCGACTGTGCCAGAGGTCCCGTCTTGCATTGCGTCGCAAGGTTCGAGTACATCTGAATCAGCCGCGCCTTGGTGATGACACTAAGGACGTCTGTTGGGTCGTTGTGCGTCTTCCCAACCTCAGCCTTAACCATCGCCGTTACGCGGCCATCGTCAGAGTCCCGACCAAGCATGCCATCTGCAAGGGTGAGAGCTTTCTGCATAGTCCACTTCGTTTCCCACACAATGCTGCGCCCGCGATCACAAGCGCGTTTCCGCAGCTCAATCTCGCTGATATTCAGCTCGCGTGTCAACCGCTTGATCTCGGAAGGCTCGTTGAGGTCGACAGCGCGAACCACAAGCCACGTCAAGATCTCTTTTGCTGCTACAACGCCGTAAGTCGCCTGCATGGCCGCCAGGAACCCCTTCGGGACACCCAATGACGGCGCTGTGCAGGTTGGCATACGGGTCGCGTGCCGCCGCAAGAACGCGATCCAAGCGCTACAGGCACAGAGCCGAGCGATCGAAACGCGCGCGAGGAGAGGGCCGGTTGCGATTCCCAGCCCATCATCATCCGCTTTCTTGCAGCCCCTCCAAACGTTCAGTCCAGTGACGGACGTCAGTTTGTGTGAG